CCGGCCTGTGAGAAGTGTTAAATTGATAAGAAATAACACGAAACTCACAACTCATCGCCATCGGCGCACTAGCTTGCTAGAGCGTCGATTGGTGTACTCACTGACAGAGAGGACTGAAGGCGTCTTAGACGCCCTCAATTCTCCTTGATGTATCTCTAAAGGAAACCAAGAAGTAGAAGGGCATGACTCAGAAAAGAATCTGAGTAACATGGACCAACCGCTTATGGTTTCAACAACTTTAGAGGACTTGTGTTCAAGGCAATGGAATTCGACCTTTTGAAGGGCCTTATTCCAGCGCTTTCGCACAGGTTTCGCACCAAGAGGTGCTTCGCGAAGACTAGGACATGGCAGTGCCATGGACTCGTCCGGGATTGGGCCGTAAAGACGACCCAGCTCGCCTACGATATAATCGTAGGTCTTGAAGTACCGTTTATCATAGAAGAAGTTGGCATAAGCCAACCAACTAAGATAAACGTCAGGGGACGGTTCTGATGACCAGACTGTTCGAAGACGAACAGGAGTGACGTTGATGCCTTGGAAGGCGTCCATGCCACATGACTCTCTAAAGAGTCCACCGGTGCAACTCTTGTCGCGGTTTACCTTTAAACCAAACGATTCGAGCTGTTCGATCGCGTTCGCGGCAAAGGCCGTCGGGACGATCACATCATCACCATACACAAGGATACGATCTTTCGTATCCTGGTCGCTAGCAGCCGCAGTAAGGATCGCCCAAGTTATGAGAGCCAATATAGGGAAGCATAAACTGCTTCCCATTGGCGCAAATTTCTTGAGCTTAAGTATCCTCCCACACGGCAGCGTAGTCGATGAAGTCCTGCAAGCCTCCAAGAACGTATAAACGTGACTTGGAAACATCAGGCGAACTAGATCAAGGGAAACTCTATCCGAGGCCTCATTGAGGTCAAGGGTAGAGTACTTACCAGATTCGGAGCCCCAAAGGGCCCCTATTCTGTTGGGTACTTGATCAGTGAAGTTAACATTCCATTTGGTAATGGGATGCGACTCCACTAGCTTGACTATTGCCCGACCTAATCCCTGTTGTATCCATTGATAATCAACGGGTTCACAGGAGATTAGGCGAGGGCCGCGCGAATCTTTCGGTACGAGAACAACTCGTGCCGGAAGTTCGCTAACACCTATAGAGTCGAAACTCTTATAGGAGTCACAGACGTGACCAAGAGACGCGTAATAATACTCGTCTAATGGGTAAACGGATGTGATTTTATCCGAGATGTTAGTCCACAGGAATTTACTGGAACGCTGCTGCTTTGTAGCAACGGCGCCCGGTCCATGCCTTGGAGTGATGTCTAACGGATCAAAATGCCGAAAGAGCTCCCAAAGGAGCTTCTGGGCATTGCGAACCACCTCTACTTGTGAAGCCGCTTTAAAGCTGCCTCTACGAGCATGATGGTAATTGCGAGTGCGGTCCTCAAGTTCTTTGAGGGCCTCACACGTAGTCTCAAGGTCGGTCTCGGTTTTCTCAAACTTCGACGCGACTTGCTGTTCTTGTTCATCGGAATAAGGTAGTTCATACTTGTAAAACAAGTACGTTATCTGCCTTATAACGGCGACGCTTACAGCACACGGATTCTGAAGGATTTCCCCGTTTGGTTGAAGGACTCTGCTTATGAACTCACCGAGAAATCTCGGAAGTTTACAGTTGTCACAGGATGAGAATCCTATGGCTTCTGCGTTAAGAGGAGTACCCCCAGCAATAGCTTTATCAAAAGCTTTGCCCAAACGTGGTAAGGTTTTCGTAAGAAAACCTATACCTTCAGAATGCGTTCTCTTATTGACCTTATCAAGGGTCAGTTTGAGAGCGCGAGTGTTGAACCACAATCCATGAGCGTTATGAACGTCATGGAGTATGTGCGCGATGAGTCTTAACTCATACTGGCTATTAGTAGGGTCCATAAGGATTCCTTCCAGTAGCTAAGCGTACACATTCCACGATCCATTACGAGTCAGAACAACTTAATATGCGTAGAAAACACAGTTTCCTAGACACACTACCGCCCCAAAACGAGGAGATACCCGTCGTAGTAAAATCATTAAAATACATGAAATTACTACAAGCGAGCCTCCACGCCGTAAGTGACGGTAACTCTATGGTTATAAACAGGAGTAGTTTAGAGGTAGAACTCCCGAATCCGAATGCGCAACTAGTATGTCCAGGGCAAATCATAGTACGGGTGTACGATGATTATACCGTGGAATACGAAGTGCCATTTCGGACGCAGGATCTAACTCCATTCTATCAACTGATTGAAGCATAGAGCAAGCGAACGGAAGGGCGCGGCCACTCGGCCGCGCCCCATCAAGACAAGCTGCCCGATCGAACGGTCAAAGACCGCCAGAAAGGAGCACTTGAGCGCCATTGCCAGAGCCATCGTACAGAATGGTCGTACTCGCGCCTAAAGAGGCAACGAGCGAAACCAATTCCGAGATGACATTGGCAACCTCAGCAGTGGAGGTAAGAGCCCCGGAAGGGATTCGAACCGAGAACACTGAAGATACGACGACAGGAGTCACAGAATCAACGGTCGAAATGACAGTTTTGTCAAATCGGATACGTGATTCTCTGATCTTCTTGGCGCCGGAACCCGACTCGCGATGAGCAATGCTCATGCGGTGCGGGAGGGCTGGAGTTTCGCTGACAGCAGCGAAAACAGTTGTGCGTCCCTCGGTGGAAATGCGGTTGAATTCAACCTCAGTTCCTGCCGAGTTCTTGATCTCGTTTGTGACTAATGTGTTACTTAGCATGTTAAAACAGTGGGCACCTCCACAAGGGCACAGATTTTCACTTTAAAGTGACTGATCTGTGAGCAGGATTACGGCGCGGTCCTTGTACTAATACAAGAGCTGCGCCTAGACTGACCTTTGTGGGGTCAAGCCCGCCAGTTGTGAGCTGACTCGATGACAGGAACCCTTTGCCACGGCGATAAGCCGTTTCAACGACTACTGGCATCGCTACTGCTGTTTCATTAGTAGGAATGTCTAGTGTACCGTCGGAAATGGAACATTTCCACGTGTGCACTTCGCGTCTCCTCTTCACGGACCAGCAGCTTCTAGTTATGTTTACCTTCGGTTCCAGGTTGAGTACTTTCTTACTGCTGAGCCATTGGCCTACGCCAAGAACCCAGTCAACAAGAAAGGTCCATTTAGTGGCATTCCAGATTATCGCGGGGTTAAAATTAACCCCGAGTGCATCTAGGAGCGCCAGTACTCGAGCATGCTCGAGTTGGAAGTCGTTAAACGATAAGTTATACGACACCTCAGCATGAAACACAGAGAGGTCGGCTTTACTAAGCCGTTGCATGAAACAGAGAGTATGCTGCGGGAACCCAGCCGGAAACGGCGGAGTTCTGAACGCATAATACTTATCTGAATCTTGCAACGGTGTATCGCCGAACTCATTTACGGTCATCGTATGATGAACCGTCTGTGGTTGGACCGACCGGTTGATGAGTGAACGAAGTTCACTCTCAACGCGGGACAGGGCGTTAATAACGCCTTTAATGTCAGATAGCAAGGGGGCGAAGGCAAACTTCCATTGGAGGTAGCCTTCACCACCTAGCCGGAGGAATTCACGGTAACTTCGCCAACTTTTAAAGTTTCGAAACTTAAAGTTGGTTAGGTCACGAATGAATTGAGGGAATGACGCAAAGTCCTTTAACTCTATAAGAGAGTTAATAGAACTTAATTCTGCCTTGATTTGTGGCACAATAGAGCGCGAAGCTCTATCTAGCAACTCACCAAGCGAAGCAGGCGCGGGTACAAAACCCCCGTCTGAGCGCGGATCCCACAACACTGGTAAACCCTGTATAGGGAAACCAGGTTCTCCGAACGGTAAGACAACACCAGCGCCATCGGGGCCCTTGGTGAGCGAACGCAACGCAGTTACTTGCCCGGCATAGTAGTGGGGTTCGAATTCCCACATCCGAGCATATACTCTGGTTGACGACAGAGCCGAGGACGGAGTGTTACGAGCGATTTTATAATGCTCATAATCCTTGTCGCCTCGGCCACCACCACTATTCACGACTGATTCCTCGAACAACGTACTATAAAAGTGCGGCTCGATAGGGAATGAGGCGGAATCGATGGTATGGTGGTCACCTCGCATGCACGAGAAACTAACGTTCTCGCCATCGAAGTACTCTGACTGTTCGCGTCTTTTCGTTAACATACTAGTGGATTGTTAAACATAAGTTCAACATTCAGGGTAGCGCCCAACAGGGGCGCT